ATGCCCTCAAGATCTCTTGACGTGTCTCTTTAATACTATGATGTCGATGAGAATGTGTCATGATCTCAATCTCTCGATCTCGCGGTTCAAGTACCATAGCGCTTTTTTTAGGTCTTCGATCTCGCGCGTAGGGTCTTTGAGTCCTGCCCGAGAAAGGTATTTCACGCAGTTACCGCGATTAAAATTAAGACCCCATGCCTCAATCACATCTATAGCTTCTATTGTATCAGCGTGATAGTGTGCAGGATGGTTCACTCTTTCCTGTTCCGGCTCTTGCATTTCCTCAAGCGCTTCAATGAATTTACTTTTACTCATTCTCATGCCTCTTGGTTAGTAGATTGTAAAATAGGATATGTATCAGATCTGTGAAAATAGCACTTGACAACCCGCGCGTCAAGTCTCTATTTCTGAGTCTCTCTTTCTCAAAAAAAAGGAGTATCACATGATCATCAGCGCTCTACCCGTGAGCTATTACAACGGGCGCTACTCGACCCCTAGCGCGTGGAAGGTTGGCGAACCTCACCCTAACCAACTGAAACCAATGAACTTTCGAGAGGCGCTTTCTCTTGATTGGTGCACTGTCACAAGAAACAATCAAGAGGCATGGCTATATCCTATCGCCGCACAAGGTGGACAACCGCTCCGGCCATCGCGCGAAGGGCGAGGGCTCAACACTGATCTCATTAAACGTGAGCTTGATATTGATCTCTTCACGAGTGGTATCTTTATTGATCTCGATGACAAAGACGCACACAAGAGCCCGGAAGCGCGCTCAGGCCAAGACTTCTTTGAGCTTGTAGAGCGTATCATTGAACCCTTTAAAAATATGCAAGGTGCCTTCTATTATCGCACCTTGCGGGGCGCGCGAATCGGCCTCATCTTTGAGATTCCTGTAGATCTAGCCTTAGGAGACCGCGCGCGCCGCGCCTTCTTTTTACAGCTTGAGCAGATGTTCAGCGAGTATGATCGGGTCGATGTTGATAAAGGCTCAACTCAGATCACGCGAGGATTCGCAGCGCCTCATATCTATAAAAAAGGTGAGCGCGTCACCGCTGACTTTGCGCAACTCTTCATTCACCCTGAAGACATGAGTATTGAGTTTATCAATATCCTCGCGGACAGATGGACTACACACTTAAAATCAGTAGGAGACAGCGCAAGCGCGGCAGACAGTGAGCGCAGACCGCAGGCGTCCCAAAGCGCGACAGCGCGGGAGGGCGCCGAAGGTCAAGCATCACGCGCGCCGAAAAATAAAAAGCCCACACTTATCATCCCTCACGATCTACAGACACGCGAGCTGGACGGCACGCAGCGCCATGATCTCTTCAGAGGCGCAGTGTTCAAGCTCTCTCATTGGGTACAAGATGAGGCCCTGCTCAGAGAACTAGGCGCAGTGTTAGACCGTCATTTATGCAACGGTAGACGCGCCCAGAAAGGCGAGCTCATACGCTATGTAGATCAAGCGCTAGAGCTCGCGACCATTCACGATGATGTAGAGATCGCGGAAGGGATCGCACCACCAGCCCCTGTTGACCTGCTCGATTTCCCTGAACTTAAACCCCTACGCCGCACTTTTACAGCGCCCCTCGATGATCTTAAAATTGCACAAGCGGTACTCGAATCAATGGGAGATGAACCCGCGCCGATATGGCACGGCGAAGGATTGCGACGCTACAGACATGAGACAGGCGTATGGGAACTTTACAGACCTTCCAAGCTTGAGCGGATATTTCTTAAATTAGAGGGCGCACAGTATGAAAATGATAAAGGCGAGTGGCGCCCCATCCCGATCAAACATGCGACCGTAACAACGGGCGTTAAAATGCTCGCGAGCGTCACAGGCGCGGGAGAGATCGAGACACCATTTGACACCGCCCCGATGGGTGTTGTTCTCGGTCAACATTTCATCTGCGCAGGCCTCGCAGGCCTCAAAGTGCAACCGCGCGGACCCGCTTTTTATGCTATCCACGCGCTTGATTATGAGCTCTCACCTCAACTGCTCATGTATTGGGAGGATGAGGACACAGGACACGCGCCCAAAGCGCCACCTGTATTTACTCGCTCATTCCTCGCGCGCTCGCTCTATCATACACCTGAGTTTGACGAGACAGAGGAGACAATCAAACAAGAGATTGAGGCGAAGATCATCACAATCGGTGAATGGTTAGGGCTCGCTTTACTCGGTCTCTGTACTCGCGAAGCAACAGCTTTAGTTGCACACGGTCCCGGCTCCAACGGCAAGAGCGTGTTGGCCGCACTCATCACTGATCTTTTCGGCGCAGAGCGCACCGCGCACCTTGCACCCCAAGCCATGAAAGAGCGCTTTAGTAGAGCTCAGTTATTCGGCGCAGCCGTAAACGTGGTCTCAGAAATGCCCGAGAGCGATCTGTTAGAGAGCGACACCATCAAGGCGATGATCTCAGGGGATGCAATCACGGTAGAGAACAAGGGCGAGAAACCCTTTAGAATGATCCCACGCGCCGCACACTTTTTCGCCGCTAACACCCTGCCCGCCTCAAGAGATCGATCTCACGGACTATGGCGCCGCTTGATTCCGATTGAATTTCATCACATCTTCACGCGCGAGGACAGAGACCCTGAGCTACTCGATAAGCTACGCGCTGAGTATGATATCCTTGTGCCTTGGGCCTTAGACCTCGCGAGGCAGTACATCGAGCGCGGAGGTTATAGACACCAAAAGATGATCGATCAATGGCGCGGATCATGGCGCGTAGAGACTGACTCTCTCGCTGCCTTCATCGATTCGCAATGTGAGCTTGTGGACATCGACCAAGGCACATCAGCGCGGGATTTGTGGGGAGCGTTTAAAATGTGGGCTGAAGATGTTGGACAATCAGGCGCTGCAAAAATGAGTCTAACAGCGTTTACTCGGTCGGTTTCTGCTCAACCCAACGTGAAAAAGACAAGAAAAAGACCTGCAGGTAAAGTGACAAATCCTATCGCTCACTTTAGTCTAAAACTCATCCAAGAAGAAAAGACCATGAATCAGTGGAACATCAAATGAATCAAAATATTTCCGTGACATATATTGATCACTACGGTGATGATCATACACCCATTCGAGCCGCGCGAGTGAGCACCCTAACAGACAGCTATGAGCCCGACCCAAAGCGCGATCTTAAACTCGCTCGATATTTGCTCAAGAATGGGCACACCTCGCCTTTTGAGCACGCGGGCGCAACGTTCCTCATCCATTGCCCGCTCTACGTAGCGCGGCAAATCATGAGGCATCGAACGTGCTCTTATAATGAGGTCAGCCGACGCTACACCTCCGGAGACATCACTTTTTACGCGCCACAAGAGCTCCACACCCAACATGAGCGGTTATTACAATGCTCAACAGATCAAATTCACCCTAACAGTGATGAGCTCATTGAGCGCATCAAGGATCATCAGACACAAAGCCTTGATCTCTATCATGATCTCATTGAATCAGGAGTAGCACGCGAAGAAGCGCGCCTTGTACTCCCTCTCAGCGTCATGACAAAGTTTTACATGAGCGCTAACCTGTTAAATTGGCTACGCTTCATCAAGATACGCATCGACAGCCACACACAAACAGAGACGCGCACCATCGCCCACGCGATTCAACTACATCTCTCACTATATTTCCCTCAGATCATGGAGCTCGCTCAAGAGCTTTGGTTTGACTTCGACAACGACCAAAACAGGAAAAAGGATAAAGAAAAATGAGAACTGAAAAAGACAGACTATATGCACGTTTATATGCCCGTGCTAGACGTGCAAACATGACTGATGAAGAACGTGAAGCATATCGTGAATACCAGCGTGAATATCAACGTGAATGGCGTAAAAACTTGTCTCTTGAGAAGAGAGAAGAACGAAAGCGCAAGATAAAAGATGCAACACGCAGATATTATGCGAACATGACTGATGAACAACGTGAAGCACACCGTGAATACTGCCGTGAATACCATAAACGCTATTATGCACTCTATTATGCAAAATGACTGATGGACAAAGACAAGCTCGCCTTGATCGCATGTTAGGCACTCGAAAGGATAAAGAAAAATGAACCAACACTATTTAAAAAAACGACTGCAATATCATCTCGTTGAACTCGGTAAAAACATGGACCCTGAGACACGACAACAAAGTGAAGCGCTCTACACAGAGATCATTCACGCGCTGACAAATGAAACACCCGTTCAGGCACCTCAAGACATCACACGTCAGCGCAAGATTGAGGCTTTGGCACGTCGTGAAAATCAAAGGGAATAGAGACCAAATCGATGAGTGAAGAAACACCCGAACAGCGCGAGAAAAGACTCAAAAGACAGCGTGAATACAGCGCGAGACCTGAGAATAAAGCACGCGCAAAAAAACTGAGACAAATGAGACGAGCCGTTTTCACCGAAGCTGAGAAAGAAGATATTAGAAATTTTAACCGATTAAAAGCACAAGCCATCAGAGATGCAGAGACACCTGAGGAGCGCGAAGAAAGACTCAAAAAACAACGAATTGCGACAAAAAAAGCACGATTAAAACGACTCGCGAATGAGACGCTAGAAGAGCGCGAGGAAAGACGAAGAAAGAAGCGAGAATGGCAACGTAGGAGACGAGAGGAACAAAAGGCTAAATGAATGTGGATCATACCAAAGAACTTAAACATATCTCACTCTGTACCGGATACGGAGGCATTGACATCGGACTCTCAAGAGCTCTCAGAGATGTTAGAACAGTCGCTTATGTGGAGATCGAAGCCTTCGTCATCGAAAACTTGGTCTCAAAGATTGAGAACAACTTGCTCGACGTGGCGCCTATTTTCACAGACCTCAAAACCTTCCCATGGGAACTCTTTAATGACCGAGTGGATATCCTCTCAGGAGGCTTCCCTTGTCAGCCATTTTCGGGAGCAGGTAGACGCACAGGAGATGAAGACCCAAGACACTTGTGGCCCTATATTGTTCGAGGAATCAGAGAGTTGGGCAGACCTACCATTGTTTTCTTTGAAAATGTCGAAGGAATCATCGGCTCTAAGCTCAAATCAAACGAATGGAGTGATCCCGAAGGTACGCCCGTTTTGCTCCATGTCCTCCGCGAGTTGGAGCGATTGGGTTACGATGCGACGGCGGGAGTATTCTCAGCGCGTGAAATCGGCGCCCCCCATCAACGAAAGCGCGTGTTCATCATGGGTGTGCGCTCCGATCTCAGCGAGTCAGGACGCAATATTGTTTCATCAATGCTCAGAGACACAGAGTCGAGAGGGTCAGTTTTGGAACACACCACAAGCACGAGACCACAAGGGAGTAGATCAGGGAAAAGAAGCGCGAGGGTTTTCACCATCCCTACCAAATCAAGTACAAACACAGCATATCCTGCACCAAGAGGCGCAGAACCATATCAATGGGAGCCTCCAAGGGTTACAATGGGCGACACCAAACACGCTCGATCACCTTGCGCAGAAAAGCAAAAAGGTTCTGATGCGGCAAGCGACAACTGTTCGCAAAGGACGAACAGTCCCTTCAAACTTGAGAGAGCAAGTCAATCCCGAAGCGGTGGAGATATATCAAGCTGTAGTACGGGAGCACCAAGAGACAATGACGTGGTCGACACCGACAACACGAGATTACAAAGGCAAGCAATCCTCAGGCTACAAGGAGAGGAGATATGGAGCTCTACTACCCGATCAGGTACACGAGGGAACATTCACAGGGAAACTCAATCCGCGTTGGGTGGAGACGTTGATGGGTTTGCCGATTGGATGGACTATGCCGAGCTGTCAAAATCCGTGGATAATCACACAGACGAGCTTAGACTGCTCGGAAACGGAGTCGTGCCCGACACCGCTCAACGAGCATTTAGAGAGCTGTGGCGAGATCTCAACACTTGATGAACTGTATGAGATCAACTTAAAAGCGATCAGGAAATACGCGCCAGACCTACCTTTAGAGACTGTGGAAGAGGAAGCAGCCTATGCAACACTTGAGCAATATCATGATGAGGACGAGATCTGAATGATATAATTAGAGCGCCCCACACCCTCACAGACACAGAGGAGCGCGCGCATGATCCCACATATCATCACACCCGACATGAGAGAGCGCCGACTTACTATCGTATTACTCGACCTCATCGGCTCGACTCAATTTGTGCAACGGGCAGGACCCCTCAAAGCTGCGAAATGGCTCCAATATCATGACCGCCTGACACGCTCGCTTATGCACCGATTCAGCGGACGTGAGATTGACCGCTCAGATGGTTTTTTGCTCTCATTTGAGCGCACCATTGACGCGGTAAACTTTGCGCTCCATTATCAAGCAACAGTGCCTCCAAAGATACGCCTACAAACACGCATAGGGATTCATGTCGGTATCGTTGCAGAGGTTCAGCAGCATGAACTTGATGTGATCGTTGGCGCTAAGATGATTGAGCTTGAAGGGATCGCTAAAAACATAGCCGCGCGCGCGATGAGTCTCAGTGGAGCCGGTCAGGTACTCTTGACCGAGGCTGCTTTCAGAGAGGTGAAAGGACGCACTAATGCACACACGCCCAAGCTCACACGATACGCGCTCGCGGGCCTTTATCGATTTAAGGGAGTACGAGAGCCCGTCACGATCTACACGGTAGGGATTACAACAGCAAGCCTCCAACCACCGCAAGGATCGGATAAAGTGAAGCGACTAGGAGGACCGCGCAAAGTCAAGAGCCATCTTAGACACATGAGAGCGCTAGAGATTAGTACTTGGCTACTTTATCGAGTAGCCTTTATCATTCTCATGATCTTGATCGTCAAGGCTATGATATGGCTCAGTAGACCGAGCGCGCGTAGACTATGGGGATTTGATCACGCGCCGTGGATATGGCTTGATCATCTCAGACACTTCATTGAATTCATAAAAGGATCATCATCATGACCACCACACAAGAGCAAGAGACCGAACAACAACCCTCTCAACAGCCTTCTCAACAACCCTCTCAACCTCTAACACTCACCGAACTTAAAGCGCGGCGAGGTTGGCTCTTTTCAGTGATCTATCTCACTCTGATTCTACTCCTGATCCTCTTTCTCAGCTTCGTGGAAATCGTTGAGAAAAACCGTGATGTGTTGGTGGGGATCTTGGGAGTGTTGACCGGTTCAATCAGCGCGATGATCGCAGTAGCAAGCGGACGCGATCCCGCAGAAATTGAAGAGCTCAAAGAACAACTCTCTCGACAAGAGGCCGACCGCGCCGCGCTTATTGCTCGATTAAGAGACGCTCAGATCTCGCTACAACTTAAGAGCGATCAGGTAACTCAGCTTCAGACGCTCATGATCGCCGAGCTTGCACAGCTCAGAGCAACACATCTCACGGAGCATGATGTTGAGCTCGATAGACACGTCAAAGAATGGCTACCAAACAAATAAAAAGAAGCGCGCTTGATTCCCCATCAAAGACACTGAATCAAGCGCGCAATCTCTAACTCAACAACAAGGAGTAGTGATACACTCTCTACCCTGATCTATCGATTATATGACATAAAACAGTAATGTGAAATGAAAATGATAAAATCAAAACAGATACACGCACGTCTTAAACAAGCTCAGGCACTCGCTGAGTTATCTTCATGTACGCGACGCAAAGTAGGCGCCCTCATCATTGATCCGGTGACTTTATCCGTTGTGGCGGATGGATACAACGGCCCACCGCGCAAAGGCCCGGATCTATGTGGTGGGGATGGATGCCTACGAGATCAACTCAAGATCGAGAGTGGAGACCAACCCGCGATCGGTTGCTATCACGCCGAACAAAACGCAATATACAACGCGGCACGACACGGAGCCAGCACTCAAGGCACTGTGATGATTTGCACTACTGCACCATGTTTGAATTGTGCACGGGCCATTTATCATGCAGGCATCAAGACGCTGTATATACCCAATGAATCATACACGAGCTCAGAAGGCGTTGAATTTCTCGAAGAATATAGAGTGATGACGTTTAATATATTACCGTAGGTAATATATTAATTTGAAGAGTTTGTCAAGATGGATGTAAAAGGTGTGTCACTTGCAAAAACAAAGTGGCACACATCATGGATCATACACGAGCTCAGAAGGCGTTGGATTTTTCGCAGAATATAGAGTGATAACGTTTAATATATTACCGTAGGTAATATATTAATTTGAAGAGTTTGTCAAGATGGATGTAAAAGGTGTGTCACTTTGTGCCGTAGGTGTGTCACTTTGTAAATAAAAGTGGCACACCTTAACTCTATGATATGTAAAAGCTTTTTTTTTCGGTGTGTCACTTGCAAAAACAAAGTGGCACACCTTAACTCTATGATATGTAAAGGAAAAAGGACAAGGTGTGTCACTTTATACTCTTTTTTTAATTCTTTACGTGAGAAAAAACAAAAGCGCGCCATGTGCTTATGATATTGCATAAGGAAACAGAGGAAAAGTATATACATATATATATAAGGAATAGGGAAAAAACGCGCTAAAGTGACACACCTTGTTATTTTATCCATATATATCATAAGGTTAAGGTGTGCCACTTGCAAAAACCAAAGTGACACACCTTTTTTAATTATTTATATTTATCATAAGGTTAAGGTGTGCCACTTTAAGTGACACAAAGTGACACAAAGTGACACACCTCAAAAAAAGGAGCAATATGATCACCGAAGCAGAGATCCAAAAAGAGTTAGCCCTGATACTCGATGATGCGAATCTATTGTGGACAGCCACCGCCAACGGAGGCAAGCGAGACAAGAGGACAGCCGCAAGCTTGAAGGCACAAGGTCTCAAACCCGGCGTGCCTGATATCTTGATCTTTACCCCCCCACCTTCAGGGATCGGCAGCGGGATGGCTATTGAGCTGAAACGAGATCAGGCAGCAGGCAAACAGCGCGGGCGCTTATCCCCACATCAGCGGATATGGCTCGAAGAGTTGAGATCACTAGGATGGAGAGCGGAGGTCGCCTATGGGCTCAATCATGCTCTTGAGATTCTTGCTAGTGCGGGCTATATTCTTCACTCTCACTCGACACAAAAAAAAGGAGATATATGATCATCCCTGTCACGATTGAAAGACTCATCAGTTTGCTATGTGCTATCAGTGTACACGCGAGCGCGTTAGAGACATCTAGTGAATCAGCACGTGAACGCTACCTGAGAACCAGCGCACCCAAAGCACACCGTGTATGCCGCCTAGTAGCTCACAGAGCTCATGAACACGGCCTAGACATCTATGAGGTGATCGCAGTCAGTCAACATGAGACACGACACCGTACTGATCTCGTGGGCTCATCAGGCGAGCGCGGACCGCTGCAAGCCATCCCTAAATATTGGAAACGAAAGAGCGACCGAGACGCAATAGATAGCGGTCTCAGAGCGTGGAGCTACTACCGAGCGCGCAGTACATCGACACAAGAAGCCGCAGGGAAATTTAACGGATCAGGATCAAAAAGCCGTTACGCGCGCGAAGTCGCGGAACACGCGGAGATGCTCAGAGAGAAGACATCATGGATGATCGCACGATAACACCCCAACGAAGTGAAGAGCTCTTTGATGAGATCAAGAAGATCAAAGGCGCAACGAGAGCGCATCAAGCAATTTGGCAGAGACTTTTGACGGCGCAATGGTACGAGGCGCTTGAGCTCGCAAGAGCTAACAGCCTCACAGGCGTAAAGACAGCGCGAGGGCTCAGTCTCATGATGATTGAGATCTATCGAGCTAGAAAAAATAACACAGCGCGGCTCACTCAGCTCTCTAGCTATATCGAGGACATGACCCACGAAGCTGAGAGCGGGCTCAATATCCGTGAGATCTTCTCTGAGCTCGCTGATCAGTGGGGATTGATCTCTGAGCCTGATCAGGAAAAGTATAGGGAGACAAGGCGACAGAAGAAGATCAAAGAAGAGAGCGAGGAAGCTCTAAAACGGTCTTGCGCGACACGCCACCCCACGCCCCTCACACGCACGCGCGAGGAGAGCCCCGCGCCCCCCGAACCGCGCGCACTTGAGCGGGTGATCATCGCGCCCGCTTCAGATCCATATTATAGACATCAAGCGCTTGTTGATCTCGCTCAGGAGATCGCGCGGGAGCTCCCTCCGCCCACGCTACCTGATCACACTATCGGGAAGGCTTTCACAGGTCGCGCCCCTGCAGACACACGCGCCGAATGGATCAGCTATATTGATCAAGTGGCGCGCAGGTGGCCGGGACCCTTTAACGCGCAAGACCTCGCAAAGATCACAGGCGCGCCGGTTCGGTGGACACACCAGCTCATAGGTGAGTGGAAGGCGCTATTAGAGAGGGGGATCACAGAAGAGCAGCGGCGCTCAATGGCCCTCTCACTAGGAGCAGAGGCTGAGGCTATAGCGCGTGAAGCACTAGCGTTAGTGCAGAGCTCAGGAGATGAGCGGATCAAGGCCGGAGGACTAAAGCTCGCTCTTGATGCACTAGCGCGCCGGCAGAGCCTCATAGGCGCCGACAAGATAGCGCTAGAGGCGCGCATCGAAGTGAGCCAAGGGAGTTGGACAGAGCACGCAGCAGCAGCAGGATTGACAGGTGATGAGCTCAGGCAGATAGGCGACATAGCAAGCCGCGCTTTAAGTAGACGTGCAGATGATGACGATAACGAGTAAAGCCCTAAAAACAGGCATCTTTTAAACCTCTAAAAAAAATAAAATCCTAACATTCGATAATGGAGAATTACCGAAGGTTAGAAAAGCAGAGAAAAAAAAATGAAACAAGGCAGAGGAAGACCGCGCAAAGCGCAGACGCAGACACCAGACGAGAGACGCGCATATATGCGCACCTACACCACGACAGCGAAATACCGAGCGGAGCGGAGAGAGTACGAGCGCAGACAACGCGCCGAAGAGACACCATCGGAGCGCGAAGAAAGACTCGAATACAGACGCTATATTGAAAAGCTCAAACGCGAAGAGGAGACACCATCGGAGCGCGAAGAAAGACTCATAAAACAACGTGCGTACAAAAAAGCGCGGAGAGAAGCCCTCACACCCACCGAGCGCGAAGAAACACTACGAAAAGAGCGTGAATATAAAAAAGCGCGAAGAGACGCGGAGACACCCACCGAGCGCGAAGAGCGCAAAAAAAAGCAGCGTGAATACCTTAGAGCTTATCGAGCGCGGCGAAAAGATTAAGCTGATCACCGATCTTTGTTTCCTCACTCTTGGCCTCATGAGTCCAATGAGCTAAACGAGCGCGCGCGATCTCTACATACTCCGGTTCTCGCTCGATACCAACCACGCGAAAACCCTCTGACACACACGCACAGAGCGTAGACCCTGACCCCGCGAATGGATCAAGAATCAATCCATTAGGTGGAGTGATCAAGCGCACTAGGTAACGCATGAGATCGAGAGGTTTGACTGTTGGATGAGTGTTTGCGCGTGGGGTATGCTCGAAACCCACTGAGCCCGCTAAACCCGCCTCACGTTCAGTCTTACTTGCTTTCGCACAATAAAAGAAACGTTGCTTGTCACTCAATAAGTCAGCAATCTCTTCATCAAGTATCACGTTTGAAGGCCATCGACCTACACACTCACTCGCTTGTGCATCTTGTGGCATACCCCTTTCAGATAAACCTAATGAGTTACCCCCTGCTTTGTTGCGGGCCCGAGGGTTGACTCTAGCATCATCACCAACACGGCAAGCATCAATGTTGATTACCCCTGTTCCATGCTCAAGTACATTGTCTGCAACTGTGGATTCAAAGGGCTTGCGTATCAATATGACGGGTTCATAAGCAGGCTTTAACGCTGTACCCCAGCCCGCCCACTGTGCATCACCTGTTGACTTTTCAACGTTGTGTGACTTTGGGAAACCTGATCCATAGAGCCACTGTAGAGTATCACGTATCTCAAAACCCGCTAATCGTAGCGAGATACTCATGAGATCTTGAGTACGCGAGCTTGCAAAAACAAGCGCGTGACCTCCGGGCTTGAGCACACGTAGCACCTCGTGCCACAGCTCAGGAGGTGGCACCCACGCATCCCAACTCTTGTCCATGAAACCGCGCCCCTTCGGTGTCCACGTCTCACCGCATGACCAAGCGCGCAGACACTCTGCTACGATCTTAGGCGACGTGTCACCAAGACCATAAGGGGGGTCAGTGACCACCGCGTCAACTGAACACTCTTCCATAGTCTTTAGAACTTCAATGCTGTCACCATGTAAAATCATCACACCTCCAACGAGTCAAGCGCAGTGATAATAGCCATTTGAGCAAGATGACGCATCGGCAACCGTCGCGCACAAGCGAGATCATATAGATACTGATCTACCCACTTGGCGACGCGAAAGGTGGTTGCTCTCCCCATCGTGAGTGTTGGCAGTGTTGCACCTTCCTCGATCAGCACTAACCCGCGAACGAGAAGGACACGGGCGACAGCAGAATCGGAACGGCACGCGCTAGACGCGATCTCAGGTATCTCATGAGCGCGCTCCCACATGGGATGATCACAAGGCAGTAACACTGCAATGTTGGCGCTCGCTTGCGAGACATTATCTTTTATTCGTTTCTGTAAACTATTCATCGTGCAGCTCCAAAGCGCGCCGATACCCTTCTTGAGCACCTACGATAGAACACCACCGCTCACCATCACGATAAGAGACAGCGCGAGTAGCGGGCCAATTCAGCGCACGGACTTTCTTTGGCATGGGGAGACGATGAATGGACACAGCACAGCGCTCTAAATCAGTGATGGGAGACGCGAGCCAAGTTAAAAAAAAGCCAATGATGAGGATAGATGCACTAATGCACACCACGAGCGCGAAGAGATCATGTTTCAGGCGTCGATCTAACATCGTTTTAATTCCTTCCTAATATCGAAGTCAAATAATCGGTTCTCCTCACGCTCATGATCTGATATTTCACGATCAGTATCTTGAGACATCAGATCATAGATAGGATCGAGCGAGAGCATGATATGACGACCACAAGGCGCCCATGCCGACCCGCGCCAAATCTTTGATAATGCGATCTCGCTCTCTAAGTCCCCTCGATTATCGCGTAAAAACTCGATCCACTTACACTCGACGCTATCATATATATCAGAGACATAGATCACCAAGTCATCACGCAAACGATCAGAGAGTGCAATGACAGAGCGCTCAATGACAGCTTGCTGAGATGGTGAACGGTGACCATCAAGAATCAATTCACCAGCGCGGACAGTGAGAGCGTGAGGCGAAACGTCCCAAGACCATTTTCGCCCACCGATCAGGTACGCAATAGCATCGACAAAAGCGGAGCGCGCGTTCATTTCATCTTGATACGTCTCGGCGTACACTTTCAGAGCTCCATTGATTGTTTTCATTTGGCGGCACCTCGGCGAGCGCGAGCAACAAACGCGACAGCGCGGACAGCACCACGAGCGAGCGAGAAGTGGTTAATGGGCTCAGAGATCTTTTCAACGAGATCGACAGCGTTAAGCGCGCGTTGCTCAAGATCAGTGATTGATAATGAGGTCGGCTCATCTAAAATGATAGGTTTGAGATCATACTGAGTAGGGTATTTATCAGAGAGACACATGAGAGATCCTTGTGAGTTGGAGTAAATTTAAAGATTGACGATCAACCAATCAAGCTTTCCAAAGAGATCGGAGTTTATGTTGTCGAGGGAGTGATAAGCCTCGGCATCTTGACGCTCGAAAGCGTCATGGAGTTGTATGATATTGTTTTTAATTTGTTTAATGAGATCATCAATTTCCGGGGTAGTTGCATCGAGAGCGTTTATCCATTCATTGAGCACGAGAGAGGGACGATCTAATTCTTCTTTAGTTACGAAGTCCATGATGAGAGATCCTTGTGTGAGTTTAAAATTTAAAGACTGACGCGACAGGCCCACCATCCGTGACAGTCTGCCACGACATGATACTGACCATCCCACATGACGAGATAACAGTTGGGTGTATTTAAGCGACAGATGACTTGAGCACCTTCCGACTCGGCAGCGGTATAGATGGAATTTTGACAGGCGTGATCATCGGGATCACTGAAAGCATAGCCATTTCCTGCTCGATTTTCATCGTGCCATTGATCGAGTAGGTCATGATCATCGAAAAAAGGTATACGAGACATAATGAGATCCTTGTGTGAGTTGAGTAGGCTACTTGACCCAATCGGTTCGGAAACGTGAGCCAAAGACAGGGACGGCGAGCCGATAAGCTGAGGAACCATCTGTCAGAGTGACAGTTTCGAGCAGAGACGCGCGGCGCACCGCATCAGGATCATGAAAAGTAACAGGCAGTGAATGGATGACAGCGGCCCATACTTGAGCTTTAAGAGATGCGTTTTTAATGCGTTTTACTTGGTTTTTATGAGGATTAATATTGATGAATTTCATGATAAGAGATCCTTGTGTGAGTTGGGAGTTGAGAGATTAAGCAAAGAGAGACGAGAAAAGTTGATCAAGCTCGGCTTGAGGCGAGCTCTCTTGAGTTTGAGCTTGAGCGGCGAGGGCATCGGCCTGATCGCGTAGCGCTTGGATCTGATCACCTGAACTAGCGAAGAGATCACCGAAGAGAGCTTGAGCGGCGAGGGCGTCAGCTTGGGCGCGGAGGTCATGAGCTTGTGAGAGAAGGTCTAGAGTCTGCATTGAGAGATCCTTGTGAGTTGGTCGAGTTACGATATGTAATAATCGTTATGAGATTGTATAATTCAAAAACCCCCCCCACGTCAAATTTTATTTTTAATTTTTTTCATCGAGCTATATCAAAGAGCGCAGACATGATAATATAACCGCGACTATCTACGAGGAGCGCGTATGATCGACTATGACGCAGACGACACTATAGAGAGCATCGAGAGTTTTATCCTCGATCGCTCATACGCGCATCCATCGGGCGCGCTCACGGTAGAGATGGTGATGAGCGCATATATCGAGATACATGATATCGAGCCTGATCATGATGAGATATATATGATACTCGCGCACCAATACGAGAGTGATTATGATCATCTCGGACAGTTAATTTTTAGAGCCGTACTCGAATTTTAAGGAGAGAGATATGTTTGTAGATCTAATCAAAGGCCGCAAGGCATCAAAGCCCCAAAAACAGCGCATGAGCGCAGACAACGACCGCGACGAGATGAGTGATGAGCGACTCGATGAGATTATGGCAGAGCTCTTCGGTACTGCGGACGATGACCGCGGCGACGAGCCATCCGCGCCAAAAAAGATGAAAAAAGGCTCGCGCTATGATCTTGAGAAGGCGATGGATGAGGATGATGATCTCGACATCGAAGACGATGAAGAAGAAGACATGGAAAAGGGAATGTCACGCCGCGAGATGATGAATCAGGTCTACTCGATGGTTGATGATTTGAGTGATGAAGAGCTCGATTCTTTCCTCAGCGATCGACAGATCAAGAAGGCGCAAGTGATGGCGATCTTTGAGCAAATGCCAACGAGCGACCTTAAAGAGCTCGTGAGCGCCCGCGCCGCGAACGGAGCGGAGCCCATGAGCCCACTCGCAATGAGCAAGGGTGATGATATGGATTATGATGATGAGATGGATGATGAGGAAGACATCTAAATGAGCAAAGCGCGCCGAGACTTGCTCAAGAGCGCGGAGAGTTCGCGCCCGCCTAAAGTGCCCGCTAAATACCTGAGCGGGCTCAAAGGTGAGGAGAGAGCCCAACGCAAGCGAGAGCTCGAGCGCCGAGCGCGAGACGCCTCACAGCGCACTTATGAACCGCTGCCGAGCGATGAGGACGCGAAGACACGCCCGAGCAAATATTCGCGAACGCGGCTAGCTGCTGATGTACGCGAGGCGATGAAAGGTAACAGCGCTAAAGAGTTTATAGACACCGTAGCGCGCCTCACAGGCATCAAGAGATCGATCATCGAAGAGGTGCATGAGCGAGGCGCGGCCGCGTGGGCTACAGGACACCGCCCCGGCGCCTCTCAGGTGGCGTGGTCAAGAGCGCGCGTGTATTCTTTCGCGGCCGGTGGCAAGACCCAGCGCACCGCCGACGCGGATTTATGGAGAGAGCATAAAGAAGGGTGATCAAGAACAATGGACACTCAACAGCTACTAGCGACAGCGCGAGGGCGCCGGATATTGAGCGCGGCGAGCCCGCAGTTTTTCGATGCGTACTACTGCGGAATGAGGCGCGCTGATCATCGCGACAGATGGCTAGACACGATGGAGAGCGCCACGGTCCGAGCCAAAGACACAGGCGTAAAAGCAAAAACCCTGATCTTAGCGCCGCGTGATCATGGAAAGACAGAGGCCGCGATCACCTACGCGACCCGCGCGCTTTGCCTTGATCGAGATATCAGGATCCTATGGATATCGGAGAGTCAAGGACAAGCAGAGAAGCGCATGAGGCGCGTGAGCTCACTACTACAGAGCTCAAGGATCCTTGAAGATTGGGCGAGTGATCCATTAGACGGCGCGCCCCCATTTCAAGCCGAGGGGAGCAAGTGGACCAATAACTTGATCTACCTCAACCGATCCCGACAGAGCGTAGACGCCTCTTTAGAGGTGATCGGCGCGGGGGGATCCGTGACCGGTGGTCACTTTGATCTGATTATCTGTGATGATATCCAAGATGATCGAAACACATATACAGCGGGCGTGAGATCAAAAACGCGCGAATGGTGGCGCGGTACTGTGGCGCCTATGCTCTCGCGAGGTGGATCGATACTCGTTATCGGTACGAGGAAACACCACGATGATCTATTTGCTCACCTGATCAATGATCCAACCTATCGAGTGATGCATGACAAGGCTATCCCAAATTGGCCTGAGAGCTATAGTTTCATCACGGACACCGATGAGAACGGGCGCGAGATCATCACGGGCGTAGACATTGAAGGTGGCTCATGTTTATGGCCTGAAGAGAGGCCGTTAGATTATCTCTTACTTGAGCGCCGCGCGGTAGGTTCACGGCTTTTCAGTCGTGAGTTTCAGAACGAAGTACAAGATGAATCAAGCGCAGCCTTCAAAATGGCGTGGCTAGAGAGAGCGATGGAGCGTGGTAAACGCTATCGACTAGGAGACATACCCGCAGAGGTTGATGATCTCGTTCAAGGTTGGGATTTTAGTTTAGTGACAGATGCACAAGGCGCACAGGAACGAGACACAGATTATACCGTGGGGATCACATGGGGGAGGAACTCAAAGACGGGCGACCGCTACTTGATCGATATCTTCCGAAAGCGCGGCATGAGCCCCACCGAGCTACAAGGGCGTGTTAAAGGCGAGTACGCGAAATTTAGGCGCCCGCCGCGCGTGGTCGCGGTAGAAAAAAACGCTTTCGGCGAGCTCCATTATCTAGGATTGCAGCGATCAAGTGATCTACCACTTAAAGCACACATCACCCACGCGCGAAATAAAGCTGATCCTTGGGAAGGTGTGCCGGCGCTCTCAGTCCTATTCGAGAACGATAAAATCATCCTTCCAAGCGCCACAGACACAGACCGCGAGCGCTTAGAGCCACTGATCCATGAGCTCTACAATCTCGGTAAAGAGAAACACGATGACACTGTGATGGCCCTATGGATAGCCGAGACTTGGTTACGTAAAAGCGCGTTTACCTACACGATGGACTTTGGAGGAACGGAGATCCAAGGCACAGCAGATGAGCGCCTATTTAGCGGAGATGAGAGCGAAATCATGACGCACGATGAATATTCTAATCACGCTACCCGCGCCGCTCATGATACAATATGGAGTGAATTACTACCCGGCTACACGACAAGCGGAGAGCACTGATGATAGAGACACATATATTCACCTCGGTGGGAGGAGCAGAGCTCATCATCGAGCCAAGCTCATATTTCGGCCAACGTTTTAGCGATGGTCATCGAAATGTACAAGTGAGCGCGAAGGATCTAGGGGGGGGATCATTCACGGTATCTTATCGCCCCGTAGGAGCGCCCAACTTCATCGAGCACGTCTCAGGAGCACTAGAGACGGACGCTGTGATATTAGTTGATCGCGCGCCTGTATTTGACGCGCTCAAGATCGAGTTCGCGGGCGTCCCCGTTGCACCCGCAACGCAGACCATCACACTAAACACATGGCCGCGAGGTCTTTGAGATGGCGACATTATCAGGCGATCAATCATCAATGAGCGGAGGCTCGCAAGGTTGGCAACTTGAGCTTTTCACGGTCACGGCGCCCCAAACTCAGTTCACGATAGGCCAACAGCCCGCAACAGATCTTGACGGCGACGCGCTCGCGATCCTCAAGCTCAACGGTGTGACTCAACAGATCAATGTTGAGTATTCGCATAACTATCGCACCTTCACTTGGATCTCCGCAGACGCGCTTGAGACCGGAGATGTGATCGAAATCTTCTATCAACCTCGATAACCCCCCACCTGATAAGGAGCGCCGAAACATGGCACAAATCAAGGGAAAACAGATTGCCAACGCGAGCATTGCGGCGGCAAAGATCGACCTCACAGACAGCTTTGATTTCACATCAGGCTCAGTGAGTGTAGCAACCCCAAGCTCAAACAATGACGCGGCCAATAAGGCCTATGTAGACTCTGTAACCACGGGCTCCGCGGCAGGGCTCGATTTTAAGGAGAGCGTAGTAGTCGCGTCAGCGGCAAACTTCGCGGGATCATATAGCGCGAATGTTCTCACCGCGAGCTCAACCGGCGCGATCTCGATTGACGGCGTGAGCCTCGCGCTCAATGATCGCGTGCTTTTGAAGGACCAGAGCACCGCATCAAATAACGGAATCTACTATGTGAGCGTAGTAGGTGATGGAAGCACCGCCGCAGAGCTCACGCGCGCAACCGACGCCGACAGCTCCGCAGATCTCAACACAGGCGCTTTCGTCTTCGTCGAGGATGGCTCAACGAATCAAAACCGCGCGTATGTATTACAGGCGAACGGCGACGGCAGCTCACCAACGCTTGACACTGATGATCTCGTGTTCATTCAGTTTAGCGGAGCAGGGCAGATCACCGCGGGCGACGGTCTCTCAAAGAGCGGCGACACACTCAACCTTGACATCAATGGCCTAACTGCAGTTGCAGACGCGGCGGCAAGTGGTGATTCAATCGCTGTATACGACGCGAGTGTAAGCGGGCCACGCAAGATCTCAGCGCTCACTTTCTTGAGCGATCTCAACAACACAAACGAGTTCACGACAGCATCAAACAAGGTAGCGCTTAATCTCAAGAGTAATGGTGGTCTTGCATCAAGCTCATCCGGTCTTGAGCTCGACGACGACAACATGAGCGCGGTACTTGCGGCAGGTCTCGCAAGCACTCACAACTTTGTCATGGTGGACTCGTCAGGAGTCCGAAAGATCACACGAAATGAGCTCTTAACGGCGCTCGCGGGCGACGGTCTCACAGCGGACACTGCGAACGGACAACTTGACGCATCAGTACCACAGCTCGACAGCGGAAGCGCGGCGAGCTCGATTTCATTAGATGGCACGGGAACAGGGATCACTATCTCGGCAACCCCTCTCGATGATAGCGCGGTACTCGTACTTGTGAACGGTGTGGGTATCGAGCTAGGCGATGGAGTGAAGACAACAGAAGCTTATTTTTCGAGCGACAGTGGCACCACAGCGCGCGCGCTCGCTGATATCGCTTCAGGGGATGAGCTCATTTGGAACGGATCGACACACTACACACTAGAGACAGATGATATCATCGAGATCCGCTACAACGCCTAATCTCGGCAGGTGACATAGAGCCTGAAAAGTGTTACTCTCTCAGCATAGATAGACACCATGCGAGAGAGAGAATCATATGCGGATCAAAGGCAAACAGCTAGCAGATATCCTAAGAGATGAGGGCGCGCCATTTAACCGCGTCTATGCGAGTCAGCTTACAGGCGGACTTGTATTCAAGGCGAAGAACGCGAGCTTGAGCGCGATGACCATTGGCCAGGCGGTCTACATATCAGGTGTCAGCGGCGATGTGCCAGAGGTGCTATTAGCAGACGCAGATGGCGCGGGGACTATGCCTGCGGCGGGTCTAATCGCGACAGGCGGCAACGCGGGGGCAGATGTGTGGATCATCTCACTCGGAGAGCTCAAAAATGTGAACACCGCTGCATTTAGCGAGGGAGACACGCTCTATGTAAGCACGACAGCGGGCGCGCTAGTGGCGAGCCCACCGGCAGGATCTAGCGCCAAGCTTCAAAACATCGGGCGGGTAGTACGCGCGGATTCGGCGGGTGTGATCTTTGTAGGCGGCGCGGGTAGAAGTGCCGCCACGCCAAATCTTGATCAGGGTAAATTCTTTGTAGGCAACGCGAGTAATCAGAGCTCAACGAGCGTCTATACTCTACCAATCACGGATGGGAACGCGGGCGACGTACTCACGACAGATGGCGCGGGCGCTGTAACGTTTAGCGCTCCAAGTGGCGGAGCGACAGCACCTACAGTCATTAATAATTCGGCAGTGGTAAACCTAAGTGCAAATACAAACTATGTAGTTGACCCTGCTACATCAGGCACGTTGACGGCACGAGTGCCGAACAGTGGCAGCACAGATGGAGACACGATAGAGATTACAAATCTAAGTTCTCAGTCAGTGATCATCGAGCTTTACGACACAAGTGGACAGGCGAAACTTTACTATGCTGATGGCACACTCGCGCCGACAGTAGCGACATATAGAGATCAAATTACGGTTGAGTCACAGGGGACAATCAGACTTTATCAAGCGGGCGCAGGGTCACCGGTGGAATGGTATCTATACCACTCGCCAGCTTTTGAAGTTGAGGCGGCAACATCATCATTGTCAAGCGCGGACACATTAGCATATAGCAGCGTCAAAAAGGCTTTTTTGAGTGCGGGTGAAATTCATGGTGACTATGTGTTGACGTCTAATATTTCAAACACTGTACGACCATTTCATCGATATGTGACGACATACGCAGAGACGACAGCCCGAACAATAAGTTTACCTGATCGATACAATAATGAGAGCATCATCCAAGATCTCGATGGTAAACGAATTTATTTTGAAAATAGAGGGACATCAAGTTTAACCGTCAATCTATCAAATAGTTATTTAAATGTCTCAAGCGTCGCATATAGAGCGTATCTATGGTCATTTGAGAATGTAAACATCTCAAGTATCGCATTAAAGCCCGGGGAGAGCGTACAAGTAGAAGTAACTGTTCAAGATGTATCAGGGACAGATAAACGAGTGTATTACCGTCTCGGTCAACATACCCCGACATATGAGACAACAGAGGACAGCACAGGCGCAAATGCAACCATCTCACACGGGCGAGAGAAGCACCTAACGTACATTGTCAACACCGCAAACAATGTAACAGTGACACTTCCGACGCTCAGTGACTGTAAGCCTGACTATCGAGTCACTGTAAAAAACGCGGGCTCAGGCACAGTGACACTAAACAGAGGATCAACGGATACATTTGACGGCGCGACCTCAACGACTCTCGCTCAGTATGACACAATCACATTGAGCAAACGCAGCAGCTCAACATGGTCAACGATCAACCCAATCACACCCTCAACGAGTGATGATCTGACAGGTAACATCACGCCGACAAATTACACGGCTACGAGCTCAGACACGTTGAGCACGCACTTGAGCGCGATAGATAGTGCACTAGGTAGCGCGGGTGGCGGTGGTACAAACTATACCTACTCGGCCATAACTTCAGCGTCATCCCCCGTTACTGCTCAAGCATGGTATCATTACTCGGTAGATACTTCAGGCGGAGCAGTAACGATCAATCTACCTGCACTCAGCTCTGTAACGGATGGTGATGAGATAAGGGTAAAAGTTCGTAATGCATCAAATAATACAACGATCAACGCGGGTAGTGATACGATTGATGGTGCTGCAACCTTTGTAATGAATGTGGCATATAGCGCAATCACAATCGTAGCGGGCTCAACTGAATGGGAGATTATCTAATATGAGTTATAAGCTAAAGTAATAACCATGATGACCACCACACAGAAAAGACTCATGATCATAGGTATATTGATCCTCTGTTATCTTTGCTTTGGTCGAGAGACAGCGGGCGCGGGCGCCGTGATTGTGGCGGCGGGCGCAGCACATCGAGAGCGCAAGAAAAAA